CTAATAAAGAGCCACATTTAATCTCTCTAACGATATCTAAATATCCCAGATCGATCCACACAGACATCGGGAAATATAAAGAACATATATGTTCTGTTAAAGATCGTGCTTTGACAAAAACACAAAGCACTGTGCAAGCCGAAAAAGGCCAACGCACAACAAAATGTCGCGGGGTGGAGCAGCCCGGTAGCTCGTCAGGCTCATAACCTGAAGGTCGTAGGTTCAAATCCTACTCCCGCAACCAAAATACCTATCAATATATCAAAGGCTTAGGCTGATGCAAGGCGCCCCGCGGGGCGCTTTTTGCGTTGCAACACCGCACAACACATTCCCCAAAGATTCCAAACCCTTACGTCGAGACCCGATTCCTCCGTGCAACACCCGTGCGACACGGAAATGGTCGGATGTTCGCGGGACGTTCCATGTCCGATTGAACTTGACCTCCGGGCAAGCCAGAGCCGTCATGTCCTCGCAACCAACTCGGGGACCATCATGCCCAAGACCAATGACGCCGCGCTGGACGCCTTCATCGCCGTCAAGACCGAGATCGACGCGATGCTCGCGCGCCTGGCAGCCCTCAGCGCCGACCATTTCGACTACTGCCCCGAGGACGTGAACTGGGGCCACGTCGGCACGCTGAACCACTATCACGCCCGCCTCTGCGAAATCACCGATATGGCGTGTTCCGCGAGGGCGATGACAGACAGCACTGAGGGCGTTGTGAAAGCATGACGGTAAGAGCGGAGCGTGATTGAATCCCCATTGACGCGGTAGCGGTGATGGCTGATCTTTCCGCTATGCTTCCTTTCTCAACCGAATTTCCTGTCCGAGCTAGTCCCAACCGTGCAGCCTTCGTTGCTGAGGTAGTGGGGTGGCTTCGGGGCATGAAGCATCAAACGGTTCTTTCAAGCGGGTCCACTGCGGAACTCGACGGGGCCAACGTCCACATTCGATCTGAAAGCGGTGAAGAACTCCGAATGCGAGAGCTTCAATCCGCCGATGGCTGGATGGCCATAGGGGCCCGTCATGACCTGCCGGATGACGTGGGGCGGGTGTGGCGCACTGAGTGCGTTTTGCGACGTGGAGCCGCAGACGGCGGCCAAGATCTTGTTCGTCTTCGGACCCAGTGCATCGCGACCACAGCCGGCGCGAAACTGGAAACCCCGAGAAAGCCTTACCTCATAAAGGCGCTCATCAAGAACGGATGGGGCGGTAAAGACCGTCAGCTTGAAGTGGCAGACCGGCCGATCTGGCTGGCGCACAACGACGAAGGTCTGTCCAGGGCCAGCGCGGTTACGCTGGGTGAAGCATCAAAATGGCTTCCGACAGTCTATGTTTCCGCAACTGGCAAGTCTACTTGGCTGCTTGGCCAGCGCGAAATTGAAAAGCTGGCCTACGACCTCGGTGGCATTGCGCATGTGATTGTAGAACCAGATCGTGCCTTTTCGTTCTCGCTCCGAACGCAGACTGAGGCGAAAAATGCCTACGGAGGCACCATCGCTTTGTCTGCCCCGGGCCAAGGCATTGTCAGGCGGTACTACGTCGGATGGCAGATCCAAGATGATATTGAACTGGCTGCAACGATCAGGGAGGCAGCATCAACCCTACGAAGCCAGATGCCATCATTTGGATGGGACTGGACGGAACTGCAAGAGCAGGCCCTTCGGGCACAGCGCGTAAGCGAAAAGACTCGCCTTACTGCGGCTGAAAGCGAGCAACTTTACCTCGACGAGATCGAGAACCTGCAAGATAGGATCAGGCAACTCGAGCAGCAGCTTGTCGCCTTGCCATCTGACAGTGTTGGAACGGACGAGGGCGAGTTTTCAGCCGACAACCTCGTTCGGCGTATCGGGCCGGAGATATACTCCGGAGAGGTATCAGATCGGCTGCGCCTTGCGGCCAAAACAACATTGTCGGTCGCGGAGCAGATAGGCCTCGACACGAGGTCGAGGGCCATCCTGCAGCGAGTGGTTGATCGGCTTCCTGTATCACCCGCTCTCTCCGAGCTTTTCCAAGACCTCGCAAGAGCAACGAAGGACCCCAAGCGCGTTGCCAGCGAACTGAGGTCCCTCCTTGCTCGACATGGCTATTCGGAAAAATCGGATAACAAGCACATCCGCCTAGAAGCCGACAAGCAGTTCGACGGCCTTGACACGATCACAGTCCCGAAGACGCCGAGCGATCATAGAGGACTGACAAATCTGCGAAAGCAGATCGAGCGGACACTTGGCATTGCCAAGCTCGATGATTGAAGGGCCTCAAGCTGCCACCGTCCCCACGCCATCCAGCCGAACAGCGACGCTGGTGATGCCGTTCCCTGCTGCCTCGGTCGCAATCCCGACAGGGAAGCGCCCGGTGCCCGGCAAGTTGATGTTCTTGGCCGTATTGTCCCATGCCACCCGCGCGCCGACCGTCAGCACGGCGGTGGTGGCCTTGGGCAGCTGATAGACCCCTGTGGTGCCCAGTTCGACCGGATCGCCATCTGCCGACGTGTAGGCAGCGATGCCAAAGATGTTTCCCACGATGATCGCGGTGCCTGAGGTGATCCCGCCCACCGGGGCCGTCACGCGGATGATGTGGCCGTTCTGGATGAAGTTCTTCATGGTCAAAGCCCTTTCGAGGATTGGATACGGACCACGGCGATGCGCGCCGTGGTGCCGGTGATCTGCCGGTTGAGGTCGCCCAGCGCGGCCGCCATTTCCGCGTCGCTGGCATAGGTCACCCGCTTGCCGTCGTATTCGACGGTGCGGATGCCCTGATAGCGGGCGGCCATTAGGGCGTCGCGCCAGGCGGTCAGTTGGGTGAGGTCGGCCATTACGCGCCCGCGTTCTGGAACCAGCCACGGTGGTCGATAAAGCCCGCGCCGAAGTCCAGGATCACCCGGATTTCCACGCCGTCGACATCCCAGCCGGAGCGGCTTTCGACCTGCGGCCCCTCGTTGCCCGAGAGGTATGCGAATTCGAGGCCGTCGATCTCACCCGGGTCTGCCGTGACATACCAGCGCGTGGCGCTGGACAGGCGGGGTTCCACCACCAGCGACATCGCCCCCGAGAACGGGTTCACGTCGGCGGCGGTTGCGGGTGCGATGGATGCCAGCCATTTCTCCGCCACGGTCTCCAGCGCGGGAGGGACCAGCAGGTTCTTCGGCGTTACGCGAATCGTGCGGTCCTCGATGCCCTTCTGGGTGCGCAGCGCCAGCCGCGCGGCAGAGAGAGTCGCATCGGAGATCACTGCGCCGCTGCCAGCCTTGTTGCCGTGGTCAGCGTGGAACAGCGCCTTGGTGTCCGACAAGGTCGGGCCGTTGCCGCTATTGGCCTCCAGCAGGGTGACGAGAATCCGCGCCTCGGTTTCTGCCGCCCCCTGGCCCATGCGGCGCGCAAGGTCCGAGAACGCGCCGATGTCGTCGTTGACCAGCACTTGCCGGGTGATGCCGATCTTCTTCGCCCAGGTCTCGATCTTGTAGGCTTCGCGCGCCTCGGCCATCGTCCCGGCCTTGATCTCTCCGTGCTCGTTCAGCTTTTCCAGCAGCGGGGCTTCGCCCAGCATTATCTTGTTCACCGACCTGAAGTCCCTAGCCGAGGTCTGGCGGCCGAGGCGGCGGATTCCGGAAGGGGCGGCCTGGTAGGCATCTCGCAGCACGCGGCCCACTGTATCCCCGAGGATGATCGGGAAATCCGAGGTGGTGTGCAGCGCCCGGGTCACGAGGCTCGCAGGCGACAGCGCCATCGTGGACTCGCCGCGCAGGGTCAGCAATTCCTTGGCCATGTCCACTGGCGTCGCATAGGCATAGCGCCGCGCCGGTTCGCTGAGGTCGTGGCGCGGGTTGATGCGAGCATACAGCGCCTCGCCCATCTGGCGGGCGCGCAAGCCCGGGTCGTCCTGGCTTTCGCCCATCTCGACGCGCACCTGTTCGGTGCGGATGGTCGGTGCGCTGCGAGTGGCCAGAGCGTCAAAGGCCGCGCGCCGTGCGGTGTCGGCATCTGCGGCAGCGTCGATCTGGCCGTCGATCCAGGACTGGTCCAGCCCGGCGATGCGGGCGATGGAGCGGATTTCGGTGTTGATTGCGGCGCGGGTCTGCATCTCGGGCGGGGCCGGGGTGATGGTGGTGTCGGTCATGTTGGTCTCCATGCGGATATGTGCGCCGGGGTCAGCCGGGGTGGGGACGAGGGAAATCTCGTGTGGGGTCCAGCGCACGGCGGTCAGCACCCGCGCACCGTTGTCTGTGCTCTCGACCCATTCCTCGACCGAATAGCCAACCGATACGTGCCGCAGGATCCCCGACAGGACATCCTGCCAGAGCGGTTCCACCTCGGGGCGCGAGGAAAAACGGATCAGCGCCGTGCCACGCTGACCATCGACATCGGCGGATTGCACGCTGCCCAGAACATCGCGGACGGCGGATTGCCGGTGGGCATCCAGCACGCTGGCCCCTTGCAGCCGCGACAGGTCCACCGCTTCCGGCGCAAGGCTGAGGCGTTCGACATACGGGCCAGCCATGTCGCGGCGGCGCACAGCCGCGCCGGTGGACCAGATCACCTCGACGGTGCGGTCATCGCGGTTGGCGCTGGCTGGGGCCAGGTCGGCGCGGCGCGTCAGCAGGGTGATGGTGTCATTCATCGGGGATGTCCTCCTTCTGGTCGGGCGGCGCACCGAAGCTCAGGCCCAGCGCATCAGTACGCGCCTTGCCGGCGGCAATCTCGGCATCGACCTGTTCGGCGTCGTAGCCCCGTTCGGAAATCGCCTGGCGGCGGCTTTTGAGACCAGCGTTGATGGCGAGGATCTCTGCCTCCACGTCCTTCTTGGGATCGACATAGTCGAACTTGGGCGGGAGCCATTCGCAGCCGAGATAGGCTGCGGGATCGCGGTCGAAATCCCGCGCGGGCAGATCGCCTGACAGCACAGCCAGCCGCACGAAGCGGTCCCAGACCGGGCGGCAGAACAGATGTACGACCACGTTGTGCTGCAGTTGCTCCACCCGCCGACGAAACTCAATCAGCCCGGCCCGGATCGAGGAATAGGTGACGCCCTCCAGATCGCCCGAAACCAGTTCGTAGGGCAGACCCATGCCAGCGGCCACGGCGCGGAGGTGGTTTTTCACGAAGGGGCCGTAGGCATCGCTTTCGGTCGGGTTGGAAAACCGGATGTCGGTGCCGGGCGGCAGAGGGATCAGACTGCCGGGCTCCATCCCCACAGTCAGCGCGCCATTGGTGTTCGTTCCGCTCAGGCCTCCGGCCGTGCCATCCGGATCAGTGATGAAGCCGGTGAACAAAGCCGCCACCTTGGCCTTCACCAGTGCAGCATCCTCGAATTGGTCCAACTCATGCAGCCGCAGCAGCACCGGAGCGAGCCAGGTGATCCCGCGCAACTGGCCAGCGGCGAGCGGCTTGAAAAGGTGCAGGCAATCCGTGGCAGGCAAGCGCAGCGGTTCCAGCCGCAGCGACGTCAGCGGATCGCCGGGCCGGTCGCGCATCACCCAATAGGCGGTGCGCTGCCCAGCGCCATTGAACTCGATCCCCGCCCGGATGCGCGCGCCGCCGCCAATATCGCGGTGCAGGTCCAGCGGCACCTGGTCCCGGTCCAACAGGTCGATGTGCAGGGGAACGGCAGGGGCGTCGGGCACGACGCGCAGCCGGGCGAAACTCTCGCCGCCCTCGACCATCGCGCGCACGGCCATGGCCTGCAGCCCATAGAAGTCGGCAAGCCCACCGGGATCGGCATGATCGGTCCAGCGCAACCAAAGAACCTGCAGCCGTTCGCGCACCGCCCGATCGGGATGGGTCGATTGTGGCTTGATCCCTGCGCCGACGACATTGCCCACCAGGCTGTCCACCGCCGCCGCCACCCACGGGTTGTTGCGGGCATACCATCCGGCCCGCCGCGCCGCCGTCGTCGCGCCCGCCAGGATCGCCGTGTTCAGCCCATCGACGGTGCGCTGGCCCTCCCAACGCCGACCGCCCCCCGCAGCGTCAAAGCCGCGCGTGCGCGTGAACCCGAAAAGGCGATTGAGTAGCGTCCGCATGTCGCGGATTGTCTCATTTCCAGCGCCTCCGGGGTATCAGAGCGGTTGGGAATGGTCGGGAATGTCTGTTGGCGATCTGATACGAGGCGGCTAGTCGATCCCTGAACCAACTGCTAGGCTTCTCAAAAAATTGGGAATGCTGAGGCACGATGGACAGGGATTACGTAAAATCAATCGCAGACAGTGGTCTCACGATTTACGATCATATTGAAATTGGAGACCCAGAATTGTGGGTTCCCACACCTGAACTCGAGGCAATCCTCGACGAGAGGTTGCGCGGGATCAGCCTTGCCGGTCTAGCGCTTCGGACGAGATCGAAAGTGGTAAAGGAAAGCGTCTGCCGCGCTCTGGGCTACCCCGTGCCCTCCAGCTTCAAGAAAACACAGCCGCGATTTGTGGGCCAAATGTTCGACACCTACGCTCAGAAGTCAAACAACCTGCAAGTCTGGAACGAGGAGCTCTCCCCGACGCGCCGCTATGTCATCCTGCGTGTCGACGAGGTCGACCAGATCGCAAGGGTCAAGGTCGTCAACGGCGAGGAACTGGCGCAACTCGATACCACCGGCACACTGACGCAAAAGTATCAGGCGCGGCTGGTCCCTGGGGTGGCACTTGAGGAGCTGGTTTCCCCGACCGACACCGACGCCCTCCTGCCCCATACCCGGGCCGGGGCAAACCTAGCTCAAACAGTCAGCCCGATAGACCACCCAGCGCACGGCATGGTCCTGCCCATTGGCGAGGTTTTCGAGCGGCTTCGCGGCGCAGTTGGCCGGTCCTTCCCTGATGCCGGTTGGGATCAGGAACGCAACAGGGGTGCCGCGCTGCACCGCATCGTCTGCGAGCTTCTGGGCTATGCCGACTACCGCGACGATGGGCGCTTTCCCGATGTTCGCAACCAGTTGCTGGAGGTCAAGTTACAGACGTCGCCAACCATCGACCTCGGATTGGTCAGGCCATCGAGCGAGGAGCCGCTGGACGTGCCACAGATCGCCGGAACGCAGGTCCGCCACTGCGATGTTCGTTATGCCCTGTTCTATGCCCAAACGGACGGAACCGAAGTTACGCTTACCCGCCTTTACCTGACGACAGGAGCGAGCTTCTTCTCCCGCTTCCCGCAGTTTGGCGGGAAGGTGCTAAACAAGAAGCTCCAGATACCGCTGCCGTCAGACTTCTTCTACAGGTAGGCCGAAAGCTGCCCAGACCATCCGGTCAATCCTCTGTTCAAGGACTGGGTCGGAGCCATCGGCCAGCCGGGTGTACAGTTCACGGCAGGCGGCCACAATCTCCCTTGCGCCGCCGCTCTCGGGATCAGGAAGGGGAAACTGCTCGACATACTGAGTGATGAACCGCCGCCGCCCCGCATAGAGTTTGTTGTTGAAGCGGAGGTCATAGAAGCGCTCGATGAAAGTGGAGTTGGCCACGCCCACCGCGAGCCACAACAGGTCCTCATCCCCGGTCAGCCAATAGCAGTCGCCGTTTACAACTGTCCCCTCAAGGTCCAACCAGAAGGTTGGCTGCTCGGAAATGTCCCGGAATACCAGTTTCGGCCCGGGCCAGTCTGTCGGGTTCTGCGGCACCCAGATTTCATACCACTGCCGCCCGGCCTCAATTACATAACTGCGGTCCTCTAGGGTCTGCCGGTGCTGCTCAAGGTAGGCGAGGCTGGCCGGATACTGCGACAGGTCCACAGCTTGCTTCTTGCCGTCAACTGCATGGTGCGGGTACAGGACCAGCCGGTTGTGTGGCTCGGGCCGAAAGCGCCGCGCAGTGTGGTGCGTCGTCAAGGGTCGGTGCAACTCTAGCGCGCAGTCCCAGCTCTTCGGCAGGAATACCTTGTCGGCGCACGTCTTGATCCCGACCCTGATCTTGCCAATGTCGCGGAAAGTGCCCCAGGCGTGCTGGTCCACGGTTGCCAGCCAGCTTTCTATACCTGCTGATGCCAGCCGCCACACCCCGGCAGGGTCTCCGCCCGTGTCCAGCGTCCCATGCTGAACAAGGAAGGTCCGGCCATCGGGAATAGACACCGCGCCATGTTTTCCGAGGGCTTCTATCGGGTCAGCGGCCGTGTGCGCGGGTTGGTCCTTCGTCTGATAGATTGTCAGGAAGGACGGTGTCGCAGGCTCCGCCCCTACGCCCCGTGCGATCAGTACGGCAGGCAGCACGGCAGCATCGAACAGTTTTGTGTCGCCCAAGTCATAGACTTCGCGCAGCCGGAGGCCAGTCATCATCCCAGCGCGGGCGGATGCGCCGCCCTTGGTCGTCATGAATCGGTTTGAGACGATGAAGCCCGCCGCGCCTTCTGGCGCCAAGACTGTTGCCATGCCGAGCAAGAAGGCGTGGTACAGGTCAACGCGCCCTGTCAGCCCGAACTGCTGGGCGAGTTTCTGCGCACGGTCGGCACCAATAATCTGTGTGCGCACATACGGCGGGTTGGCGATGATGACGTCATACGGTTCCGCTGTGCCGAACAGCCCACCCGTGAAGTCGTCAAGGACATGGTCCAGGAAGCTGCCGAGACGGAGGTTCAGGACAGCCTGCGGATGTTCGCGCGAAAGGCGGCCGCGAGCTTCTGCCAAAGCCAAATGGTCTGTTTCAAATCCGAAGACTTCGACAGGCCCATCAATTCGGTCAAGAAGTGCAAGGAGCAACTCGCCGTGCCCTATGGCAGGGTCAAGAACCTTGATGGCCCGTCCAGACGCAAGGTTGGCAGTTGCTAAGATGCGATCAGCCACGAAGTCAGCAAGCGCTCGGGTGTGTAGGTTGCCCCGTCAGATTTAGCCTCGCCAACGTCGCCATAGCGTTTCGTGAATCGCACCGCCTCTGTCACTGGATCACCTTGTTCTGTTATTGTTCTCGATCAAGTTACATCGGAACGCTAGAGAGTTCCACATCGAACAGGGTGCAGGCAAATCCATTTTCCGGCTTCACTCTGAATATGCGTGCTGGCTGCTTTATGAAGTCGTCGAGCAAGTTGTTGGCGTGCCAAAAGCCCTTTGCGCTCTCTGCTAGGCGACAAGAGTCATCCCATCCATGCAGAGCGGATCGCCGTACGCGCAGGCTGCAGCGGTGCGCAGACCCTCCCCTCAGCCTCCTCGTTCAACCGCATCCCCATGCTTATCAGCCCGTGCAAGGCGGCGTGGGCGTAGACGAAGGTGTCCAGCGCCTCGTTGCGTTCGCCGTCGCGCTTGGGTTGCCACGAACGGATGGGTCGGCCTTTCTCGAAGCGGGTGACGACGCGTTCAGCGGTCAACTGGCGGAAGTAGTCGGCGTCGAGGCGGCGGGGGAAGTGGATAGCGCCGGGGCCAGGTTCGGTCAGTTTCAGGCGAGCGAAGACGGCATCCTTCACAGCATCGACGCCGACGATGAAGAGCGGGATCTTTGCCTTGTTGCTGCGGGTGGGACGGCGCGGCCAGACCGGGATGCCGGGGCCGCCACGGCCCTTGATCGCCCAGACGCGGCGAGCGAGGCGGGTGCGGCAGAACTCGTAGGCCATCTTGGTGTGGTGGCCGCCGGTGTCCACCGCCACGGCGCGCACCGGCAGATCGCCATAGGTGCCGTTCAGCACGCCGTCGAGATCGGACCAGAGGCGCGGGCCGGAAGGGTCGCCCCACAGCACGCGATAGTCGATCACCCATGCTTCCTCGTCACGGCCCCAGCCGACAACCTGCACCTCGATCCGGTCGCCCTGCACATCGACGCCCGCCGTCAGCACGGCCACGCCGGGAGCGAGGTCGCTGCCCCACTCCTCGCGCCGCGCCATGAGGGGATCAGCAGGGACGGTGTCGCCCGCCTGGTCCTCCCAAGACTCGCCCAGCTTGGTGTTGACCCAGACCTGTAGACGCGCGGGATCCTTGGCGACGCGGGCGTGCTCCTGCGCGATCTCGGCCCATGTCTCCCACGGCGAATAGAGCGACGACAGGTGGAACCCCGCGGTGCGGCCATCGCCCGGCGCGGTCGGTCGCCATTCACCGGCAGACATCAGCCGCGGCTTTTCGTGCTCATGATGCACACCGCCGCAGGCATCGCAGACCAGATAGGCGGCGTCGCGCTGCCCTTCGGGCCAGCGGATGCGCGCCCAAGTGATCGGGGCCATGTCGCCGCAATGCTGGCAGGGGACATGGAAATACCGCTGATCGCTGTCAAGGTAGGCCGCCTCGATGCGGGAATGGCCTTTCAGCGTGGGGGTCGACACCATGTAGATCTTGCGCCGCCCCCGGAAGGTGGTGGTGCGCTGGATCGCGAGATCGACCGGATCACCCTCGCCATCGGCATCGCCGGGGTAGCCGTCAACCTCGTCCAGGAACAGATACCGCACCGGGGTGGACCGCAGTCCCACCGCGCTGTTCGCACCGGTCATCACCAACTGGCCGCCCGGGAAGGATTTGCGGAACAGGCTGTTCCCGGCGTCGCGTGACCTTGGGGCCGAGACCAGATCACGCAGGGCAGGGGTGGCCTCGATCAGCGGATCAATCCGCACGGTCGTGTTGCGCCGCACCATGTCGAGCGACGGCATGACCAGCATGGCGATGCCGGGTGCGTTCTGGATGATGTAGCCCAGCCAGTTCAGCCCAGCCTCGGACCCTCCCGTCTGCGCACCTTTCATCAGCACGACGCGTTCATAGGGGCTGGAGGTGGACAGCGCGTCCATCACCGCGCGCAGGTAAGGCGTGCGGTCGGTGCGCCAGCGCCCCGGTTCGGCCGAGGTGGGCGGCAGGATGCGATGGCGGTCGGCCCAGTCCGACACCGGGATCGGCGGTTCAGGGCGGATGCCACGCCGCCAGGCGAGGTCAATTTCAGGCACCATCGCCAAAACTCCCCAGCGGCATGTCGGCCAGGTATTCGAGATGTTCGCGCATCATCCGGTCAAGGGCGGCAAAGGTGGCGCGCGGATCGGCCCCGACCTCGGCGGCTAACAACGGCGCGGTGCGCTGCACCCACGCCATGTGCGCGTCGCGTTCGGCACGGGCGCGGGCGAACACCGTGCGGGTGGCCGCGACGGTTTCGATCAGTTGACCCTGTTCGCGTTCGAACGCCAGCTTGGCGCGCTGCACCTTGACGATTTCATGCAGGCGTTTGGCCTCGGCCAGCGTGGTGCTGACACGGGCAGGGGCCGCAGGAGCACCACCCTTGTTGCGGCGCGATGGATCAAGATTGTCCTCGATCCATGCCAACCCCTCGGCCACATCGATCTGACCATCGGGTCGCACGGGCAGACCATCGGCCACCAGTTGCGAGATGCGGCCCTTGGTCAGGCCGACCCGTGTGGCGAAGGCGGTCTTGGTTTCAGAGGCGTTGAGTTTAGTCATTTCCGCCCCCTGACGCTGGCGGGGTTATGCGCTGCGCTCCCCCGCATACAAATCAGCCCAAAAGGAACCGCTCGGTTGCTAACAACGGTTCTGATCTTGTCACGATCCATCCCGAGCCGTGCCGCCCGTTGCCGATCTGTCTGGTTAGGGTGGGTGGGTTGGGTGAGGTGATCCCGGCCCCTTCCCGTATGTGTCACGGCACATGCGATGTGTGTGGTGTCATGTCGGCACGCTGTATGTGCCACGTCACCGACAGTTTCTGTGACAAACATTGTTACCGGTGGGGAGCACCTAACCCAACCCACCCAACCTAACCGGGCAATCCGGGATTGGTCGTCACGCATTGGCAGCCCTGCGGAATAGATCAGAACCGTTGTTGACGGTGGCGGGATCGGCGTTCACGACGTCCAGTTGCCAGCGCGCCCGGTTGCCGGTGGTGCCTGCCGCGATGATGCGGTGGCCCGCGACCACCCGGTTCTGATGCTGCGACAGCCACTTGCCAAGCCGGGTGCCATTGATCGCCCCGCCGTCGCCCGCGACGCGCAGCAGGGCCTCGCGGAACTCGGGGTTCACGAACTCGGCCTTGCCGAACAACTGGGTCTGCTGCGCGGCGGCCCGCTCGATGATCTCGCGCACGGTCACGCGGTCGGTGCCAATCACCGATCGCCATTCCTCAAGTGCCGCTGTCAGCGCCTCCAGCTTCGGGTCCGCGCCACGCATGCCTTCCATCGTCTCACAAGGGTCGGCCTCGCCCAGCCAGATCAACGCGTCGCGCACCCAACCCGACCAGGCGGTGAAAGAGCCAAGCGGCACGGTCTGTGATGGGCGGCCTGCGATGTGGAAGGCACGCAGGATGGTCAGGCCCGCCGTGACATAGTCGCCGCGATGCGCCGCCGCCATGGCCAGCGGATCACGGTCGAAGGCGCGCAGTTCGGGGCGTTCGACCCCGGCATCCAGCGTGGCGCGGATGGCGCGGCGGGTCATGTCGCCGATCAGCGTGAGGTTGTTACCGGTGGCGAACACGATCGCGTTGCTCGGCACCTCGGCGTTTATGGAAGAGCCGAGGATGCGGACCTTCAGACTGGTCTGCGTCATCGTCTGGCAGAGCAACTCGCCGCCGAGCGGTTCCTCGCAGTTGTCGATGGCGATCATCACGTCGCCTGCGATCAGGGCCGAGCCCAGCCGCTTTTCCATTTCCTCCTCGGATTTGCCCTGCGCGATCACCGGGGCGGGGCGGCTGGTGGCGATGATGCTGGCCAGATCGACCAGCATGGATTTGCCTGTGCCCGCCGCGGGGGCGTTGAAGCCGTGCAGCGGGGCCGTGGGCAGCGAGCGGCGGAACAGCGTCGTCAGGATGGCCGACAGTGCCACGGATCGGTCGGCGGGTGTGACGAAGGGGAAACTGCCGATCAGGTCGCGCAGAAAGCCCAGCGCGCGCAGGGCAGTGCCGCGATCAGGCTCGCGCGGCAGCAGGGGGAAGCGTTCGCCTTGCGGGTCAAACAGCAGGCCGGTCTGCGCGTCATAGCCGGGCTGGTCGAGGATCGAGCCATCCTCGCGCAGGGTCGGGGCGTTGATGATCCCGGTCAGCACCGGCAGACGCCACTGGCCCTCGCGCGCCAGATAGGTTTCCGCCAGTCGCTGAGAGCAATCAGTGTTGACCCAATCCCCGGCGCGCATGTCGAAGCGTTCCCATTGGGCGGCCTTGGTGAAGGCCTCGGCCATGTGGTGCGCCTTGACGTGGACGAGGCGCGGGGCGTCGATCTGGCGGCCGCCCGAGATCGCGACCGGGACCATGGCCGGGCGCACGACGATGCTGCCGCGCTGATAAAAGCCAAGCCCAGCGCCGATCAAGGCCTCTTCTGCCTCGTCGATGGTCTCGGGCATCTGGCCTGCACGGACGCGGACCAGTGGGCGGTTGCCTTGGGTCGCGGTTTCGTCACCCGCGTCGCGGCTGGTGTGAACGGTGCGCACCCGACGCGGCCGGGCGGCACGCCAACCGTTCTGCTTGGCCAGCCAGAACAGTGTGCCGACAGTGACGTTGCGCACGGATGAGAAGCTGTCCCATTTCTCGGCGGTATGCGCCGGATCGTTTTTCGCGGCTTCGGCTGACCAGACATCCCACAGGTCGCGCCCCTCTGGGCCAAGAGCGGCGTAAAGGGCCAGCCCGACCTTGATCCACTCATCATAGGGCAGGTCGTTGTTCGAGATATGGGCGACGGCCTCGGCAATCAGCTCGTGCGACGGGGCTTCCTTTGGCTTCAGCCCGGCGAGCTTGCGCCCCTCGCGATCCATGACGCGCCGTTCGCTGGTGGTCTGGCCGCCCACCTTGCGCAGGTAATCCTCAGCGGCGGCGATGAATGCGGCGCAGCCGTCGCGGCTGACGATGGGCAGGTCTTGGAGGCGCACTTCCAGCGGCGAGCGTTCCGGCCAGTGATAGGGAACCTTGGTGTCAGGGTGGATGCCAAAACCCACGAACTGTTGCCCGGTGGCCAGCACCTCGACCCGCGCCACTGTGCCTTCCAGCATCTGGAACTCGCTGGTCTGCACCTTTTCGAAGGGAGTATCGGTGCGGAAGGCCAGCAGGATCTTCGGCGCGCGTCCGATGCGAGACAAGGGTGAAGGCCCTAGCATATCGGTGGCCATGCCGGTCAGTCGACTTGCATGGCCAGCGTCCAGCACATCGATGTCGATGCCGATCAGGGTGCCGCAGAGCAGACCGGTGTTGGTGCAATTGCGCTGGGCGTGGGTCCAGCGGGTGATTTCGGCCTCGTCAGCCGTCGCGCAGATGGCCTCCCAGGATTTCATGGCTGGACGCTTTCCGGCGGCCTTCGTGGCTACATGCGGACCGAGGACGGGGACGGGGTGATAGGCGTTGCGATGGAGGGTCAGGCGCAGGTCGGTGAGATCATCCGCAGGCGCGGCTGTCATGCACGACTCTCCTGTTCGGCAATCCAGTTCAGGATGGTGCTTTTTCGTGCGCAGATTAAAGATCCCATCTTGAAGTGCGGCATGCCCTTCGGTGCCTCACCGGTCAGGTAGTAGACCTTGCGGCGGTGCTTCGCGTCGCCGAACATGAACTTGGCGATTGCATCTGCGCCGTGCAGCAGATCATCGCACAGCGTCGCCTCGGTCGCGGTCTGCTTCAGGGTGTCAAGGGATCGAGGGTGGTGGGTCATTGGGGGTTCCTTTCTGGGGCAGGGCGTCTTGGAGGAAATGGACGTCAAGGCCGTGGAGGCGGCGCCATCCGGCGCGAACCTGCATGCTGATGTTGATGCTGGCCGTGCTCAGCGCGTTGGCGCGGGTTGCCATGGCCAGTTTGTAAGCTCGTTCGGCGTTCGTGGTCTGCGCCGGGGAGGTGATGGCCGCCAGCTTGGCGCGACCCTCGGGATGGCCGAGCAGCCAAGGCAGCATCTGGAACGTGTCCTTCGATGTCGCCTGCCCAAGAAGCAGGTTGGTCTCTCCGGGCGGTGCATCGTGGAAAAGCATGGTGAAAAGAGGTGGCACCCTCAGAAACAGGAGCTTCCGGTCTACCAGGTCGAGATACCAGTCGTCTGGCAATGATCGGATCAGCGGACCAGCTTCGGGTGAAATAGTCCCAGCAATCGAGGCTGTCAGCGCGGCCCATGTGCCCGGTCTTGTCTTGGCCATCGCCTCTGCCACGATCCGGATGTTCCAGGCGAAATGTTCGCTCATCGCGGCACCAATCGAGGCGATCAGCACATCTTCCTCGTGCCACATGCGTTTGAAGCCACCATGCTCCTTGGGCGTTTTCTGAGCCTGAATGGCCCGGGCAGTCTTCAAGACACGCAGGGATGGCACGGGCATGCCTGACGCTGCCACCGCTTCCGTGTCGCCATAAAGGAACGTTTCGGGGGCTTCCGCACCGCTCCGTTCGTTGGCTGTCATTGTTAAGGGCTCCGTTCATGAACAAGGGCTTTACACACGCAACAGTTCATTGCAAGTGTTTGTGAGGCGGTTTCTAACGCCATTCGCGCGCGTTGACAACCGTTCCTGTTGCTCACGCTCATGGAGGAAAATCATGGCCACGATCCGCAAACGCACGCTGCCCTCGGGCTTGGTCCGCTGGCAGGTGGATTTCACCGACCAGGCGGGCAAGCGACGGTCCAAGCTGTTCCCACGCCGCAAGGATGCGGATATCTATCTGGTCAAGGTTCGCTCGCTGGTCGCCAACCACACCTATCTGGCCGACAGCGACAGCACGACGGTGGCCGGGGCTGCGAAAAGCTGGCTCGATCATTGCGAGGTGCGCTGCAAGACCGGGCGACGGATGGAACGCTCCACCCTGCGCGGCTACAGCGACTATGTACGGCTGCACCTGACCGCGCCGGTGGTCGGGATCGGGGACAAGCTGATCGCCCAGCTGACCCGTCGCCATGTAAATGAACTGCGCGACCGGCTGCTGCTGAATGGCCGCTCCGAACATCTGACCCGCCGCGCCATTTCGGTGCTTAAGCTGATTCTCGACCACGCTATTGACAATGGCCAGCTGTTCACCAACGCCGCGCAGGGCGTTCGGGTGATCAAGTCCAGCCGGATCGAGCACAAGGCCCCAGTGCCGTCCAAGGAAGCGATCCGCGCCCTGATCGAGGCGGCGGACGAGGATTTCAAGCCGCACCTGATCGTCTCGGCGCTGGGCGGTCTGCGCGCGTCAGAACTGCGGGGCCTGCGCTGGCAGGACGTGGGTTTCGACAAGGGCTTCATCCACATCCGCCAGCGCGCCGACGCCTACAACCAGATGGGCGAGCCGAAATCGCGGGCAGGGTTCCGCGACATCCCGGCAGGTCCGATGGTGCTGAATGCCCTGCGCCGCTGGAAACTGCGTTGCCCGAAAAGCGAACTGGGGCTGGTATTCCCAGCGCCGCAGGGCGGGATTCTGCAGCACACCCGCACACAGGATCGGTTCCGCAAGCTGCAGGAAAAGGTCGAGGTGACGATGCGCTGGCACGACTTGCGCCACTTCGCCGTGTCGCTGTGGATCGAGCAGGGCTTCTCGATCAAGGAGATCATGACCTTCGCGGGCCATTCCTCCATCCAGATGACGATGGAACGCTACGGGCATCTGTTCCCGTCACCCGACCATCAGAAGGCTATGGCCATGGTCGAGGCGAAGCTGCTGGGCTAGCGATTATTCTCCACCTGACACAACCATACAAATGGTGAACAGATGTGCCCTGCTCATGACATGTCCGGCGAGGCCAAGTACCCGCACCTTGGCGAAGCGGCTATCTGCGCAAAGAGCCCTTTGCCTCTTGGTCCGATTTGTCCTAATTTGTTATGAGGTAATATATTTGGACGTAGCAATGGACACTTTTCCAGCCGGAGTTGGCGAAAAACTTCAATTTTACATCTACCGACTGATCGATCCTCGTAACGGCGAAACGTTCTATGTTGGCAAGGGCAAAGGAAATCGGATTTTCCAGCACATAAACGCCACTCTCGCCAGCGATGTAACCGCTAATGGCAGCGATGACGTTGATGGCGATCTCATGCTGGACGATGAAGAAAGCCTAAAGGTGAAGCGGATAAATGACATTCGACGATCCGGCCTGAATGTCATACATATCATTCATAGACATGGGATTGATAACGCCAAAACGGCGTATGAGGTGGAGGCATCTCTTATCGATGCCTATTCCGGATTGTCGAATAAATCTGCGGGCCATCACAGCAACGATCGCGGGCCCATGCATGCGCAGGAGATTGTTGACAAGTATGCGTTGCCTGAAGTTGATCTCGGGAACAAAAAACTCATACTGATCAACATAAACTCTTCTGATCACAATTCAGAGCAAGAACTACTTGACCGTGTCAGATATGCTTGGCGGATATCGGAGCATCGTGCAAAACAGGCTGACTTTATTCTTGCGGTGATCCACGGCATTGTGCGCGGTATCTTCGTGGCTGAGCGATGGTTGCCTGCCACTCTGGATAATTTTCCTGCAACCCGCTTTGCCGAAACGAGCTCTTCGCGGTTCGGATTTTATGGAAAGAAGGCTCCCGAGGAGGTTTGGAATCACTATGTGGGTGCGCGCGGAAAACGCTTGCCTGAGGGCGTTCGCCACAAAGGACAAAACCCGATACGATATTACAATTGCTGA